CGAAAGGCTCCCTCTGGGGAAGTACCCCTAGCGTCCTTGCTACCGTATTACCTTGGAGACATGGCATGCGCGATAAAGTCGGTGTGCAGACAGTTGAAGGACCTCAAAATTGGTCCGACACTTATTCTGTGGCCGGAAACGTTCGTTTCCGGATATCTAAGAATACGCCCGTTCCATACGAAAGACTGGAATGGGATTACTCTGAAACCCGACCTGAGTGGAAACTTCGACATTTGCATCCGTCGATGTACGTTCCACCCACGAACGTTCACACGTTCGATCGCCGACCAATGGGCCGTCGAGCCTATTTGTCTCTAAGTTACCCTGTCACCGCTGAAGAACGAGTCTATGAAGGGGTTTCCTTTTTCCCTCCACAGGATGCCATTAAGTTCCATGGCATTGAGTCCTTTGACTGGACTAACTCGCTCATTAAAGCACAGAGTGATCTAAAGGGTAGTAAGGCTAACCTCGGTGAAGCGTTTATCGAGGCTGGCCAAACTGCGGACATGATCTGCAACTCTATCTATCGTCTTTCGCAGCTCGCTAAGGATTTAATCGCGATCAAGAAGAGGACTTTAGGTTACGTCATTGGTAAGTCTGATGACGTCGTAGTCGATATCAGCCAACTGTGGCTTCAATACAAATACGGTTGGCGTCCCCTTGTCGATGATGCTTATGCGGCCTATCAGCTGCTTCGCGAAAAAGACAAGACTCGCCCCTACCTTATCACTGGGAAGGGCAAGACCACTTCAACAAAAACTCAAACTGGCACCTTCATAGATCTTTACGACTATTGGGGTACAACCGCCAGTTTAGGGTGGGAGGGCACTGCCAAGAAGACGAGCCGGACCAAATTGACTTTTGCGGTCCCGTTCGACTATCAAGACTGGCAGCGTAAGACCATGGTTGACAACCCTGCGGCCGTAACGTGGGAAATTCTCCCATATTCGTTCGTAGCCGATTGGTTCCTGCCCATGGGCACGTACCTTGACGCCATCGGTTATGCTGATGGGTTATTGTTCAAAGGCGGTTTTACGTCGGTTGTCTCTGAGGTGGAAGTAAGATACACCACCTCCGAGAGCAATTCGAGTCGCGGTGTGGCTCACGCCAACGCTTCGAAGGATCCATGTGTTACTTCGAAGTATCACCGTAGGGTGGCGCATGACAGCGCTCCCCCAGTACCGTTCCCTAACATTGATCGCTCGGGTTTACGGGGTTCGAGAATTGCTTCGGCGGCTGCATTGCTGTTGCAACACCTCGGGGGCCGTGACCTGCCGATCATCAAATACTGACTAACGTCAGCCTCAATCATCAACAGGAGTACCCTCATGATTCGCAATCTTTCCGTGCTGATTGGCACGGTCGCAACGCTCTTCCGCTTCCGTTCCGAAACAAAGGACGGAGCTCCGACGTACTTCGACTCCAGCGTGGGTAACTACGCTGCGGCGAAGAAACTCGTGTTGCGCATGACCGCACCGGAAAATGAAACACGTGGCAAATTTCGCCATACGGGACAGTTTCGCATCCCGTTCATCCGCGTGGTCAATGGAGTTTCCTCCGTGGAAACAGCCAATATCGACATTGCTGTCGCGACCCCGACCAGCCTCACCGATGGTGAGCTGGCAATGGTGTCAGACGCTCTGAAGGCTCTGGCCGGCGAAAGTCTGCTGGCTCGAGCGGTGCGGGAACGTACGGAAGCTGGTTGGGACGCCTCTGGCGGCTCTTCCAGCAGTTCGTAAGTTTATGCCTCGGGCTCGCGCCCAAAGCGCCCACACCTGTCCCCTTATGGGGAACTTGGCGATCGGAGTTATTCTATGCCTCGTACTTCAGGCCGCGCTATGCGGCATCGTCGCCCTGGTCCTTATGGTTCAGGGAAATCGTTGGACTTCACCACAAGCTCCATCCTCGCCTGCCTCGAGTCTCTCGACTCAGCAGTGTCCCTCGGTATCGCGATTCAGCTGCGATACGGGGACTGGGATTCCATTGTACGACGGGAAATAAATCCCCTCGACTACAATGGGCCCGATCACTTCCGCGTTGACTATCTTGCCGTCTCCCTCCTTAGCAAGGTCGATTTTATCTCGATCCCTGGGGTGGATAAGAAGGCAGTAGCGCTTGCGAAGTGGCGAGAGTGCGAAGAACTGTGCGCCGTCACCAACCGTCGACTACAACGACATGGCTCCATGCCGGAGCTCGTTTGGCTTGCTCTTCGCAAAGCCAGGCGGAAAATATGTCGTCTACTAGGAGACTTCAGTTGGGATGATGCCATGGTTCACGCCGGGTTTGGACGCGGGGGTACTATTCGTATCCCCCGTCGGGAAGCCTGCGTAGCCAATAAGGTGTGGGGAGAACTCCACGCCTCAAGTCTCAACCTTGTCAGTGCCTCCGATTGCTTTGAGGAGGTGTTCGCCTTGAATAAGCGAATCTTCGACTGCTCGGACAAGGAATCCGGGCCATCGATAGGCGTCGTGCCTGTCCGATGGAACAAGGTAACCACTGTACCTAAAAGTGCAAAAACCGATCGTCCTATCGCCTCTGAGCCAGATTTGAATATCTGGATGCAGAAGGGGATTGGCGGATTAATTCGCCAACGCCTCAAGCGTATTGGAATCGACTTGGATGACCAAACCAGCAACCAGCGGCTCGCTGCCGTTGGGTCGAGGGATGGCTCCTTAGCGACCATAGACCTCAGCAGTGCCAGCGACCTTGTGTCGATTGGCATCGTTGAGTGGCTTTTACCGGACGATTGGCTGCAACCACTTGCTCAAACCCGTTCAACCCACGCTAGGCTCCCCGACGGTACTGAACATCTGTACCGGAAGTGGAGTAGTATGGGAAACGGTAACACGTTCGAGTTGGAAACCCTGATTTTCTGGGGACTCACCTCGGCTGTTTGCGAGTTGGTAGACGCACCGTTACATCATGGCGTCATTGTTTACGGGGATGATATCATTGCCCCCTCTGTCGCCTATGACTCGATCGTAGAGGTTTTCACCTACTGCGGTTTCGTCATTAACCCCAAGAAAAGCTTTGCCACCGGCCCCTTTCGGGAATCCTGCGGCAAGCACTACTTTGAGGGCGAAGATGTGACGCCATTCTACCTCAGGAAGAGGTTGGATGGTCCCCACCGCTGGTTCTGGTGGGTGAACAGGATCCGCTATTGGGCCCGTCGCGAGGTCGCAGGTTTCTATTACTGCGATTCCCGTTGGCGCCGTTTCTACGAATCCCAGAGGCGTCTCTTCGGAGCGCTTAAGGGTGACGATGGGCGGCTGCTCAGTAGCTTTACGGTCCCTTGTGGCTTTGGCGAAGACAGCGGCTTTGTCTCTAATTGGGACGAGTCTCGGTCGTGGTTTAGGCGTGAACGCCGAAACCCCAAACAAAAGGTCTTACAAGTCCTCGAGTTTGAGATGCTGTGCCATGTTCGCAAGTTAAGAACCGCTGACCTTCCCGGGAGTTTAGCTGCCTGGCTTTTACAAGCCGGGAAGCCTGCCGATTTATTGGCGAATCCCGATCAGTCAGAATGCTACCACGACGCTCCTGCTCACGATGAGGACGAAGTTCCTCAGCAGTTGCGCGTAAACGACCTACCTACGAATCACTGGAGTTATTCCAGGAAGCGGGGTGGCGTCTGGCAGTGGTACGACATTGGACCTTGGATTTAAGGTCCTCTCTTCGG